AAAGTAATATATAGCCCTAAAACGCACGTTATAGCCTTTTAGGGTCAAATCCATAAAGGTTGGATACTTTGTCCGCCAGCTTGTAAAAAGTCGCGCCATGGGCGTCCCAGTGCTTATAACCTTTGGAATAAAGGGTTAGGTGACACATTTCATGCAATAACGTTTCACTTACGGTAGAAAAGTGCAAACAACGGCCTTTTGATATCTCTATTTTTAAATGTGGGTCACAATGAAAATAACCGTATGCTGCAGGGTCGTTAATTATTTTCCATTCTATTTTTGAAGCGGTTGGTAAATCGTATCGGTCAAAGGGAGGCATAAGTCTAAACGCTGAATAAAGGGCTGCAATATATTTAGCGTTTAAAAGTGTCATTTTTTATATATCCAATTTTTGTCCCACATATCTTTATGGGGATCATCTTTATAAAAATCTTCCTTTGCTATTTTATCAATCTTTTCTTTTTTTTCTCTAGGTAACTCGGTGGGATATTTTTCTTGCTTTTGAACCACATATTCTATAACGGAATAAGTTGAAGTAAGTGCATTAATATTTATGTTGTTAAAGTCCATATTATCCTTTCCAGCTGACCCATTCGGATTTATCTGAATTTTCAAATGATACATCTACGTTAACAGGCATTGAGAATGTTATGCCATGATGTGGATGCGTTATCCATAAAGCTTGACGTGGTGGCTCAAAGCCAAAGTTATTACTATAAGCATATTCACAGTATCCTTTGAGCGATCCGTTCACAATCAAACGCTCTAATTGAATCAGTTGGTGGAAGTGACCTATAATCATAGTGTCGTATTCCATGTCTATTTGTGCGTTCCTAGAGCGCTTTTTATGGTCACCTCGTATGATAGGGCCTAGCGCACCAATAACGCCATCACCGCCTCTGAACTGATCGCCGTGGGTTAATAAGTATTTATGATTGTAAACGGCATAGATAGCGTCAGGGCCGTCAGGTATTAAAAAAGATACTCGTTTATCCGACTCAAAGTGTTTGGCTAGGAATTGATAAGTTAACCAATCAAACGATGTAAAATTACGGCCTTTGTTTCTAATTTTGTGGGTATTACGGCCATGATTACCGCCTACGCATGGAACAAAGACGCGGCCAAATTGATTAGCTAGGCTTTCAATACACCAAATTAACACGCCAAATAGGTCAATAACCACAGGCATAATCTCTGCGTCGTTAGTAGCCATTAATTCCTCGTGTATGTCACCTGACACCATATCGCCGCCTAGGGCAAATACTATGCCTGGATATTTAGGATTAACCATGTGGTTGTTTAATAGATCAATAGCCACTTCAATCATGCGTTTGGCACGTTTGTGGGCTATTTCATATTATATGAATTAACGTTGTTGATTTGATTAGGGTCTACATTCTCTCCCCAATGCCAATCTGAAGCAAATAAGGTCGGCACGCCTGGAGCGGACTTGCTAGATGTAGGTTTTAATAGCCAGCTAGGAATAGACGGCTTTTTATCAACCATTTTTAGAATTTTAGATTTAACATAATTCTCACTTAATACATCACGATTAAATGATGCTATTTGAGCCTCTAGAGTTCTTATTTTATCTTTTAGTGCTATTTCAGGTGGGATTTGTATTTCAGGTGGTAGTGCTTTAAATAGGTTTGCTAACTTGGCTGCTTTTAATCTACCCTGTAAACAAGCTCGTTTAATACCTAATAACTCTGCTGCCTTTGTTTCACTGCCTGTCTTGTTAAAAGCTTCAACTGCCTCCATCATTTGTTGTTTGCTTAATGACATATATGCGATCCAAATAAAAGTTCTAAAGTAAAAAAGAGGCCTAATAATAGACCTCCTGCTCCAAATACAAGTAATACTTTAATTATAAAATTTATAAAACTATCGATCATGGTTTTTATGTTTTACTTCAATAAACTTTACATCTTTTAATAAGTTAGTTTCACCGTCAAATATAAGTTGCAAATTACATCCTCTTTGACGGTCTTTAGTGTTTGATGAGATAAAGCTAGCGTGGCCTTTTTTACCTCTGTAAACGTAATATTCTAAAATTACATCAGGTTTTGGTATTTGCATCTTTTTAGGATTTAAAACGGATTGTATATCTAAACCATTAATTTGTTTAGCATAAAGATTAAAATTGTGCATATTTTAGTTCCTCTTGTTTATAAAAAATCATGCGAGACCATTGAACGGTCTTTTTAAGCTTAAACCAGCTTATAGGTTTTTTGATTGAGTTATCGTGAAAGTGTGTTGCGCCGTAGGAATAGTCAGGCTCTAGTTTGTGCATGATGCGCCATGCTAAATTAAGAAAATGTGGATTTATTTCTTTACGTTCAGGTGGCTTTATCTTTCCATACCAAGTGAATTGATTTGGTTTTTTCATTTCATAACATATTAATTTAGGATCAAAGTCAGCGCGTCGCATTAAAACGTAACCCACTGATATTTGTGCTTCTTTTGACTCAACGCTAGACTCCATGAATATGGTTTGCGCGAGGCATAGTAACGCCTGGTCGATCATATAAGACCTCCCTGTGTAGTTGCCAAGTTGTATTATACCATTTTTCAATTTTTGTCATTTTCAAGACGTAGAATTAGGTCATCAACTTCAGTTAAGAACTGTTTTACTTCCAATTCCATGTCTTTGATCATTGATAAATCTTTTTCTACTCTGCTAATAAACAAACGATTTTTAAATGGTAGCCTTGGGTCGTATGAAACAAAGTCTGCCCATTCACGACCTGTAACCCATAATTGACATTGGATTTGTTTGTAGTAATCGCCAGGCACTTTGTTTTCAAAAATATAATCTAAATGCGTGGTGGTATTAGGGCATTTGATTTCTACTAAATGTTTGTCACCAAGTAGACGATCAGGGGATACGCCAAGCCATTTGATTTCAGGATGCTTCCAAAAGCCTGTCTTTTCTAAAAACGTGCCTGTAGCTGCCTCGTATGCCATGGCTGCCATGGGTTCGTTTTCTACTCCCCATGCCATCGCGTCATTAGAATAAGATTCTAGCGGTTGCATAGTTAACCTTTCAGCTACAAGGCGAGTTTTATATTTTTTACGACCTATGGCCTCGCCTGTTTTACCTTTAGACATTACCTCTGCAATATTGCTAGCACTGACATATCCTAATTTTGCAGTAGCCCACTCAACCGAACCTTGCTCTAGATGTGTGCAATCGTTGGCGATCATTTTTGAGGCTCCAGCTTGTATTCAGCTACATGACAAACTTCTTTATATCTATTTTTTACTTTTTTAGTATTGGTTTTAATTTCATAACCTTTTTTGCGCAAGTTAAAAATAGTATCTGCTAACCGATAAATGCCTAATTGAGTCCATGCCTTTAATGGATCAATCTTGCCATGTTTTTCTAAATACTTTGTTAAGCGTTCTTGTTGATTCATTTATTCCTCCAATTTAGATTTTTTAGTTGATAATGCTGAACGTATAGTCGTTATTACATCAGGTTGACTACCAAACCTTCTTTGAGCCTCTTTAAATATATCTTTTAAAGACTCAATAGATTCTGCTTCATTTATAGCTTCTAAAACTTGGTTTATGTCCTCATCTGAAGCTGGTTGCTCTTGAGGCACATCCTCGCCTGCGTATATATATAAACCAATTCCATGTAGCGCAATAGCCTTGGCCAAACAACGCTGCATGGCTGTATTTACTGCCATGGCGTCAGGGTTTATAACGGCTTTATTCTTGTAATCTAATACAGGTAGTTGAGCTGTCATAGATTTACTAAACGCTGTTACTGTGCAAAATACCATTAGGGTATCGCCAAATTGTTTAGGCTCTTTATATTCCCAGGTGGCTGTTGGATCGCGTTGTAATAAAGTATCCACCGCCCACGCCCATGAAAGATAGGTTAGGTTTCCTTTCTTCTCTGTGTGGTCGTTTACGTTAATGCTTCTTAAATCGTTGAATGTAGTCACTTGATGTCCTTTGCTAATTGAATTGATTTTTTAAAAGTAAAGCCTTTGTAATATAAATACAACACGTTAATGATGTATTTGATCATAGGAAGTCACCATGTTGGTGGCCAGCGTCATACATGGCATCAAATGGCCCTTGATAGACGTTAGCCTCATTTAGCTTTTTTTCTGTAATTTGCATAGCCTCCTCAAAGAAAGCGTTGCTTATAGACTTGGCAAAAAGGTTAAGACTTAACATATCGCCTTTTTGATTGGCCCAATATATAGCACGAATTGTGCCAGCTAGTTGGTCTTGATCCATGTGGGCTAAAACTTCTAATGGGTCGGTGTCAATTAAGTCTTCAGCGTATTCTTGTTGAATAGTCATATTAAGCTCCAAAGTATTTAGAAAGGATTGGGTAAAGAAAATAGAGCCAAAGCGCTCCGTATAGATATACTGCTAGAACCGTAACGATCATGCCTTTTGTTTTCATAATTTCCTCCATAAAATTAAAAACTACACTTGCTATATTAAACAAATAGTTTTATATTGCAAGCATTATTTAAACATTTTTATTAAAAAGGATATAAATATGACTGACAAAGAAATTATAGAATTCTACGGAGGTGGCACAAAACTTGCTAGAAGGCTAGGCTTGCTTACCCACCACGATAGGATTAAGGTCAATAATTGGAAGGTTAGAGGTATTCCAGCCAAGATTAAGCTTCAATACCCTGAAATCTTCCTAAAACGTAAATTTAAGGACTAATAATGCACTATTTTCAACACAACATCGCCGACTACCGTAAGGACACAGGCCATTTGACCCTGCTAGAACATGGTGCTTACAGGCAGCTATTAGATCAATATTACCTAAACGAGCAACCTTTGCCTTTAGATGAGAATAGATTAATGCGGTTACTGTCAGCTAGAAATAATGACGAAATAAGGGCAGTTTTAAGCGTTTTGGCCGACTTTTTTGAGAAAACCGAGCAAGGATATATCCACAAGCGTTGCGAGGCTGAAATCGAGGCTTTTAGGGCTAAATCTGAATTGGCCTCTAAATCTGCAAAAATTAGGTGGGATAAGCAGCAAATGTCGGAATTCTCTGATAGAATGCAGTTAGTTAGCGAACGGAATGCGAAGCGTGTGCGAACGCATAGCGAACCCAATGCTAACCATAAACCATTAACCATTAACCATAAACCATTAACCAATAATATAAAACCCTTGTCCGATTTTGATATGTTTTGGATTGCATACCCTAAAAAAGTTGGTAAAGAAGCAGCTAGAAAAGCCTGGGCTAAAGCTAACCCTGAATTAGCTACGGTATTAAATGCGTTGGAATGGCAAAAGGTAAGCCCACAATGGTTTAAAAACAACGGCCAATATATCCCTAACCCTTCCACGTGGCTCAACCAACATCGCTTTTTAGACGAAAAACCGCAGGAACAGACATTTTGATTGATAACGAGAAAAAAGGCTTTAAGGACATGATGAATACGATTGCCCTTATTTACTCTAAACCTGAACCTACGCAAGACACATTACGCGTATGGTGGGCTAAACTAAATCAATATGAATTTATGCAAGTAAGCCAAGCCTTTGATAGTTGGGTAGATAAAAATAAATATATGCCAAACATAGCAGATATTTTAGAAACCATAAAAATGCAACAGCCTAAAGAATTTATAAAAATGCTACCTCGTAATCCAACGCCGTATGAAATAGAACATAACAAACAAAAAGCGAATGAATTATTATCTAAAATTGAATTGAAACCAACTGACCCTAAAGCATGGGCGCATAAAATAATAGATTTGCACAGCCAGGGAAAATACAAATTAGAAATTGGAGTAAAGTTTGCAAGGGAGGCATTAAAAAATAAATTTAATGAAAGGATTTTAAATGATGCTTAAAAAGTTTTCAGTTATTATTGAAGTTGAATTAGATCAAAAAAAATACGAGGAAGTGGAATCATGGGGAGTAGCACCTTCAGATTACATAGCTAGTATTATTTCAGACCACGCACGTGATAGAGGTTTAATATTAAAAACTTCTGTAACGGAAATAGAACATAGCCTATATAAACGATTATGTGTTGCATCTGATGATTTTATAGGTAAAGATGCTATTGCCGACATTGAAGAAGCGGTATTAAAAAACAAAATGTGCATCGGCGGAAACTGCGAGGACTAATATGGAATTCACACACGCTGTAATGGATGACGGCGATATGATTAGAAAGTATCGTTGGTCTAATAAAGAAGCAAAATGGTATCAAGACACGCACAAAAATATTCAAGTTATTAAATTAACTACAGCACCAAAAC